AGGAAGCTAAACTAATGGGCGACTTAAAGGTTAACGAAAACTTTGTTGACCGCGTATTCATAACTCATAACACCACAGGAATAGGCGCGGCAGGCTTAACCCCCACATGCACAATCATAGATGAAAGCGACAACCGAGCCGCGGGAACAGTTGCGGAAATGGCGAACGGCTGGTACAAAATCACGGATTTCACGCCTAACGCAGCGGGCACATGGAGTCTTGAATGGGCTGTGTCTGGAGGCTACACGGTTCATGGAGCCGCGAAGATTTTTAAGGTTGGCGGCGGACGAACCGAAGATTTAAACACTAATGTCGGCGATCCATCGGGCGATACGTTAATAACGCTTACGGCTAAACTCGGCGACACTGCTAATGCTATTGCGCCACAGGTTGATGCTATAAAAGCGAAAACAGATAATTTGCCCACTGACCCAGCGGATGACAGTGACCTTGATAGTCAACTTGTAACACTTCTTTCTTTTCTGACAAATGGCACAGGAAACCCACTAGAAGAAGACAAAAGCTTGAAAGACAAAATAGACGACCTTTTGACTTTGCTAACCTTCCAAGTGCAGACCGAAGCAGCATTAGCACAGGCTAATCCCGTGCAAAACACATGGTATACTGTTTTAGATACAACTTTAAATGCGAAACTGTTTTTTGTTACCGCTCAAATTGCCACAACAGGCGAAGATATTAACATGAAAATAACGATTGATGGTTTGACCTATACTGTTAGTTCTGTGGCGTTTACCGCAGGGACACTTTATGACGCACAAATTAGAGCGGGTAATTCTGCAATCTTCACAGCAACCAGACCGACACCAGTATTTTCTGGTGGGTTTGAGGGTAGAAGCGTGAAAGTTGAAATCCGCAAAACGACAGCAAACGGCGCGGGTAATCTTAACAGTTGGGTAACTTACGCGGCAAGGAGCACAAGTTAAAATGGCAACTGCTATTTCAAACGCGAAGTTTATGGAGCTTTACGAGAAAGACCTGTTGTTTGATGTTATTCCAAACGTGAAAATCAGCGGGGAAAATAGGACGTATGCTAAAACAACTGAAGGACGTGGAGATTTGCCGCGGCTTGTTGTTTACACGGTGATGCCATGAGTTTTTTCGAGCCGTTCCAAGCGCCACAAACACAATTCACAAAAAACATTTACTTAATACCTGAAACGCTTCCGTTAGGCGGGATGCGTCCACACCGCAGACCAACACGGAAAAGTTGGCTGGAAGACCATGAAACACTCAGCCTCATAAAATCTTACTTAGAGTTTAAGGTGACGAAATGAACACAAATCAATCATTTAAACCCATTTGGGAATCTAGAGACTGGCGCAGCCCAGAATGGCATGTTGAACCAACCATTAAAGGAAGCGTTAAAATCAAAGGAATAGCAGTTCCAAAAGACGCTATTTCCAGAAACAAACGCAAATACCTACAAGAAGAAATAAAATATGCCGCTCGCACTTGGTGGGATTCCCCCATAACAATCAATCATTCAAACTGGAAAGACAAGAAAAACCAGAAAGGCAAAGTTAACTTCATGGAGTACAACCCTCAAGATGGAAGCATGGAGTATCTTGGGGAAGTCTGGGATCCCGCGACAGTCGCCGAACTCAAACTTTATAAAGAAAACCCTAAAATAAGCAAAATCAGAAAAGTCAGCATCGAAGCAGACTACCTGACTCTTTTATGTCCACGGGACGGATGCAACAAGCATTTCACAAGTCAAGAAGCATGGGCAAACCACATGAAAAACGAGCATTACATGACTGAGGGGTTACAAATTCCACATTGTATATACGGGCGAGCCTTAAGCATCGTTATGGCACCTGAAAATGCTGGAATTGAAGGAACAACCCTTGAAGTCTGCGAAACAGTAGAAACAAATGGGTTTCAACAACTAATTGACGTAATGTTGAAAGACCGTGGTTTACCCATTGAAGATTGGTTACTTGAAACAGTTATTACGAGTAACATGGAGAAAACAAAAATGGACACTAACAACTCGGACGCTAAAACGTTGGGTCCACCATACAATGTGAAGGAGCAAGCGCCGGCAATCACGCGGAAAGATGAACCTGAAAAAGACAGGATCACAGTGGAAGTCACTCAAAAACTCAAGGAAGCGGAAGCAGAAAAGGAACCTGTAAACAAACCAGAAGACGAAGGCATAATGAAGGAAACACAGAGGCTTAAACCATTCATTAAGGAGTCAGCGCCAAAACTTAGTTTAGGCGAACCATTTGCAAGCTACACGAACTTCGCGGACTGCGTATCTAAAAACAGTGGGAAAGAGAATCCTGAAGCGTACTGCGGACAAATAAAACATGACGTTGAGGAAACAATGCATTTCCAAAACAGCGTTGTAGGCAAAGTAAACGCGGTAATTGGCGGCTTCAACAGTCTCACAGAAACAGTGGTTAACATGGTGACTGAGTATCGAGCAGGAGACAACCAGATTAATAATGCACAGTTGAATCATTGGCTGGAAAACAAGAAGGCAATAGAACAGTTAACTGAATCAATCAATGCTTTGCCGCAGGACGACGTAAGCTGGAACGAGAGAATCAAGGAAGCCACAGAAAACATTCAAGACAAACTAGCAGGCGTCACCACGGAAATATCAAACGTTGCAAACAACGTGAAAGCTGAATTGTCGAAACTGCAGGAAACAATAAGTAATATTCCTAAAGATGAGTGGCAGCAGCCTTTGCAGGAAGCAATCGCAGCGATAAAACCTTATGACGACACGCCACTAAAAGAGCAGTTAGCCGCAATTCCAAAGGACGATTTAGGCTGGAAAGAAATCAAGCAGTACGATGACACGCCATTAAAAGAGCAAATTGCCAACATAAAGCCTTATGATGATGCACCATTAAAAGAAGAAGTATCAGCCCTAAAAACACTTGGGGATTCTTTAACAAAAAACCTAGGGGAAACAGCTAAAAAAGTTGACTTCGAAAAACAACAAACAGAACTCACACAACTAAAGGAAACTTTGCAGGCGCAAACACTGGAAAACGCTAAAGTCAAAGAAATGTACGAGAAAAACCTTGCTGCATTCGAAAAAGACATCAAGGAATACTACAAGCCAATCGAGGAGAGAACCGCGGACTTAGAGAAAAAACTCGCGGAATCCACAAAGAAACTAGTTGAAACCACGCAGCAACAAGACATTAAAATAGACAATGCCATCGACAAAATTAAACCAGAGTACAAGGCGCACACAGGCAAAACAGTTAAGGAAACAAGTGTTCCCTCAAGCTTCAACCCATACGACCCAAACAACAAATCCTAAAAAACGGGAACCATAGTTTCTTAGGTTCCAACCCAAAAAAAACAATTTTCATCTTTTACACCATTATCACAGTGACTTAGTTCACTCCCTCCAAAAAGGGAAAAAAAACATTTTCTACTTCAAAAGGAGGTAGACAAACATGACAGATATGTGGGATACACAAGAAGGCTATATTTCAGCAGGCACAGACATTGGATTCTGCACTTTAGGCACAGCAGTAGTCGCAGGCGACTGTGTAACATTCGGCACGTCAGCAGCAAACCAAGTGGTAGTCAACTTATGGGCTGCATTCGCTGATTCAGTTGGCGTAGCAATGAAAGGCGGCGTCACAGGCGACAGAATACCCGTAATATTCTACGGAGTCGTCAAAATGGTAGCGCACCAAACCGTAACCGTTGGGCAATGCGTAAGCAACTCAGCGACCGCGGGAACAACCATAACATACGGCAACGTAATACCAATCGCCATAAACACAGGCGGCACATCAGACACATTATTCGCATTAGTTAACGCAACTGGAACACAACACATCCTAGGACTGGCACTGCAAGACGGCGCGACACCGGGCGACGAAATACTCGTTTTGATAGGCGGACAACGCTAAAGGAGCTGACTATAGAAAATGACACAGCAAGTAAAGGTTGAACCATTCAGCCTAACAGAAGTCCTCGATAAAACAGCGGAAAACCGCAAAGTAATCGAGCATGAAATGGACAGGACACACGGCGGATTCCACCCCTTCGACCAATCAATCTACACAGGCTTAGGCGCAGAAGACAAAGCGCGAATACACGAAACAATCAAAGCCATACCATTAAGCTATTGGCTAGCGTCAGCCGCGGTTGCAAGAGGAGACAAACCAGAAAGCATATTGAAAGAATTCATTGTGCACAGCGGAGCATTAACCACAGGAACCACAGGCGCAATGGGCTACAACTACCTACTGCCAGACGTAATCTACACAGCCCTATTCGAAAACGCAAGCCAAGACGACATCGCCCCGTTAATAAGCAACATGCTTGAGTGCCCAGGGCCCGAATTGAAAGTTGACGCGGAAGCAGACGACAAATTCAAGCCCGGATTCACCAGTTCAGGCGGAGACGCACCTTACAAAGCAATCACTACGGCTCAAGGCACCATTAAGCCGAAAACGTTCACTATGAACATAGGCGTCACCAACGAAATGTTAGAAGACAACTTGTTCAACGTGTTGGCAAGCCACATTAGCATCGCAGGGAAACGCATGGGCGAATTCAGTTCACGTATGGCACTGTTTCCAGTTATGGACGATCACCGCGCAACCGCAACAACTTACCGCATTGAAGGAGCATACAACACTTTCAACACTGGCGGAGCAAGCACGCTTGATTGGTCAGATATAATTCAAGCATGGGGAGAAAACAACACTGACGGTTGGAAAACAAACGTTGCAGTAATCGCGCCTCAAGGGCCAAGCACGCTTTTAGTTGGCGCTGCAGGGTACCCGACGCCTCTTGCAGACTGGTCAAAAATCAATTTGAACAGTAACCCAATAGCGAACCTTAACGGCATGGACATCGTCGTATGCAGCCACATGATTACCACAGATGCGGCGGCAGCTCTCAGTTGGCAAGCAGGACTCTACAGTACTCACTGGCACATGCTCGGCTTAAACAAGACTTATGGCATTCAAACAGTGCGTAAACGCTGGTTGAAAATCGAAAACTACAGTGACCCAATTAAAGACTTGGTTGGCGCAGTTGTTTCTGCTCGGCAAGGACACCTTGTCGCGTATGCAGACGCGGTTTGTGTTGGAAGCTACGCTTAAACAGTCTTAGTGTATCTTTTCAGAATTGTTGTTAAAACTCAGTATAGTTTCTTTGCTGAGACCTTCCAAATAACAAAAAATTACAAGTTCATTATTTTCCTGTTTATGAAACGGTTATACACGCCTTAGCAGACGCCGTGCAGTAGATGCTGGCAATGCTGCTTGAAAACAAGCTACAAGAGCAACCCACAAGTTGAATCTCAGCTTGCCTTGCAATGGTTCAGGCTGTTTGAGAAAATGCGGGTGTGCCCGTTGCTTGGCGTTGACACTGAAGGTTTACCCGTGTGCCTTGTGCATGAAGACAAACCTGTGGTTTGCCAAAACTACCATTGCATCACAGTCATATCTCACACACACAGAGATTTGGCATAAACCTCTTCTTAAAGAGTGGTTAAATCTATGTTCAACCTACAAGAAATAGTCTCTCATACCGAAAAACAAGTAAAATCTACAGAGGAATACATGGATCAACATGGATTCTTCGACCCCTACGAATGCAACCTCTTTTCAGGGTTGAAGCGAAGCGTCGCCACGGAAATAAGGGAAACCTTCAAGCACGCGTCGCTAAAAGAAATTCTTGACAGCACAACACTCACCACGGGAACGCTTGGCGCTCAAGGCGCAAACTATTTGGTGCCCAGCTACATTTCAATGAAACTGTACCAAGCCATGAGCTACAGCGACATCGCACCAGCCGTAAGCGCTGACGTAGCGAACAATCAGGCAGGCGACAAAATCTACATAAACGCCATCGTAAACGCGTTAGCGGGAAAAAGCGGTTATGGCGGATTCAGCACAGCAGGCTTACGAATCAACGGTGCAGAAGCAAAAATGGAAAGGTACACTGCACCCATACTCATAAGCAACGACATGCTGGAAGACAACAGTTACAATTTGATGCAAGCAGCAATCACAGGCGCTGGATCTGCAATGTCGAAACAAAGCAACGATACAGTATGCGCTGTTTTAAAACGCACCACTGGCACAACAGGGTACGGCACTAAAACAGAGGAAGCTGCAGGAGCAAACACTACGTTGCCCACTCAAGTTGGCGCGTGCGCTTGCGAAGTAGCCGCGGGAGAAATCGGCGTCGGCATGTACAGACCCAACTTAATAGTGACTATCCCAGAAGTTTGGAACGACGCGTTATCAACTACGGCGGGTCACCCTGACATTGCTCCTCCGCAGTCACCGATGTATTGGGCTTGGTACGGCGGCTTCAACGTTGTGCTCGTGAATAGTTTGCAGATGGGTGACATGGCAACTAACCACATTGAGCAGGCAGTCACGATTGTGTTGGAGAAGGAAATTGGCATTGTTACGGCACGCAACAATTGGCTTAGGATTGAACAGTACAGTGACCCCGTTCGCGATTTGGCGGGTGCGGTTGTTTCGGGGCGTATGGCTGTTGGCGAATTGGTTGATAGCGCAATCGGCATCTTAACAGAAACCTAGGTTGGTTTATGAATGCCTGCTCATAGTTCAAATGAATATCAAAGGGAATATCTAAAAAAGTACCGTTTAAAAAACAACCCTGAAAGAGCCAACTTTATAGCTGAATACTTTGACCCTATAACTCATTGCTACATAATCCCCAAAGCAGACTTTGATTCGGGAAAAATTATCTTCTTTAAAAATCCAAGATTGAGTAAAAATGTTTGAGGCTAAAACGGCGTGTCCGCGTTGCGGTCAAATCCTATTCGCAAAACAGGGCATGCCATATTTTGAGTGCAACTGCCATTTATGGTGCAGCCGAGGCACACGACCTGCAGACTGCAACCTAACAAGCATAGATTCGCAAACAGTCAATTGGGGGTATCCAACTAACATGGACGTGAACAGTTTAAATGAAGGCGACGATGTTGTGCATCGAAAAGCATATTGTAATACCCACAAAATATATTCGTATAGGGAACCAATTGTAATAGAGGTGGATTGGACAAAATGGAAACAACAAAGAAGGCTTCCAAACGCGCTAAAAGAAATCCAAAACCGATAATTAACCCTTATGAAGTGATTTCAGACGCCGCGCTCGAACCTCAGACACAGGAAACGACACCGCAACAAGAAGAGCCAAAACCACTCTTCACAAGCGAAAACGAACAAGCCTACCGCAACCTGCTACTTGAAAGACCCGGCGTACCCTTCATATCAAACATTGGCGAGGCAGTAGCATTTGTTGAGGCGTATGGAAAATGGAACAGGAAAGTGCAGTTAGCATTCAAATAGCAAAGGCGGATTGAAAACTATCCAAAAAAAGAAAACACGTAAACGACCTGACGTATATCAATACGTTTGTGCTGCTACTATGGAGAAGGTAACGGTTATCGGAGGCTGTCTTTACATTTGGGAGGACACAGGTAACATTGGAGAGTTTGAACCGTGGAACGATACATATTGTTCCGATTTGTCTAGGCTTAAATCTTCTTTACCTATAACTAAAACAGCGGCTTGATAAAATGACACAAATGAAAATAGTGACTAATCAAACTCTACGAGAGCGTTTCCCTAAATACATTAAGGACATTGACGCTGTTGCTGGAAAAGCCGCTTGTGGCTGTAGTGGATGCACCCTTAATTATTTAAGGCAGAAACATCCTGACGAAAACTTCGATGCTAAGATAGATGCGACGGCGGTGTTTTGTTAAGATTGACTCAGCAACTTGAAAAAGAAAAGCTTGTTGAGGCAGAGCAACCGCAAACTAAAGAAGCAACGCAAGCTAAAGAAGAAGTTAAGCTTCCCAAGGTTTTTATTGGGATTCCCACTGGCTGCGTGAAATTGTACAGCACCTACTATATGATAGCTGCATTGGCAAACTTGAATTACCCGAACCTTGAAATTCACTGGGCAGTCACAGGTGCGTTAGACGATGGCAGATTCGGCGACTTCAGAGACAGATTAACCAAGCTATGCGAAGCCGTCAAGTGGCGGGAAGGATGGAGCAACCATATCCATTATGTGCCCTTAACAAAAGAGCAACGCATAAAAAGTTACGGCCCAATCCTAGAGAATAAGACGGTGTTGCGTAACGCTTTTTTGGATAGCACTGCTGAATACTTCTTGTTGTTAGGCGGGGATAATCCGCCTCCGCGCGATGCAGTGTTAAAGTTGATGGCTGTTGACGCTGACGTGGCTATGGGCACCTGTTACCAACGCCCAGGCATCACTGATTACGGCGTTTACCCATTGGTTTGGCGTTACATGGTGAGCCTGAAAGAGATTGATGCGTTGGACGTTGATGAAATAAATAAGGGTCAGATGCGGTTGAATTGGCTGTCAAGCCCGTGCGTGGTGAACGTGAGTTATGATCCTGACTTCACTAAGCAAGATGTGGAGTGGAACGTGTGTGGAGGCGACGGATGCGCACTTATCAAGCGACGGGTGCTGGAAACGATTGATTGGGGTGTTACGCCTCCTGACAACGTGGCGTGCAGTGAAGACATGTACTTTATGACTATGGCACTGTATTTTGGTTATTCGACGGCGTGTCTTCCGAAAATGCATATAGCTCACATGTCAGAACATGGACTAGGTGTATAAAATTGTCGCGTCCGTATTGCCATATTAATGATGCGTTAGGTAGAACTTGCAAGGAATGTGCAATGGCAAAAAACCCTAATGACCCTTGTTCACCAGACTATCATAAAGGGAGCAAATATGAAAAAGAAGAAACAAAATTTTGGCTATCGCTTATCAACTGTAGAACTTTGGCTAAATCTGAAGCAAAAAGGAAGTTGCATCTTTGATTTCTGGCGATTTTACTGAATCGGGACTAGGTGTCTAAAATGGAGTTGTTTAAAATGGGTATCTGTAACAAATGTTGTTGGTGCGGCATAAACTTAGATGAACTAGACAATGCATTAATGCATGCGTGCACAGGAGAAGAACCGAACGCTACAATATGCCTTAAAGTTCACGCTTTCGGCAAAGATGTCTGTGCTGATGCTTTAAAAAGAGCTTTATTATCACTTGGAGAAAGTGACACGTCCATTCTTGACACATTAATGAACAATAGTAGAGGAGATGAAGAAAAACACGTCGATAAATGATGACTTTATAGAAAACCCTCCATTTCCAACGTTCACGCAGTTTGAGACAGAATCTAACTCACGTTAAATTCCTCAAAAAACACTACGTGCAACGCCCATTGCTTGATGTGCCCACATGACAAAATGACTCGGCGTGGCACAGCAAAATGGAGCATGATAAGCAAGGTTATCCGTGAAGCAGCACCCAGAAGCGGAAGCATGTGCCCATTCCTAATGCAAGAACCCATGGAAGAACCGCGTTTGCACAGTATTCTTGCGAATATTAAGCAGAATAATCCTGCTTGTGCAATAGTGGTTTACAGTAACATGAGCATTTTGCACAGTGACTTTGAACGCATAGTTAAAGATGGGTTGCTGGATGAATTGCACATTAGCTTTTATGGGGCAACACGCGAACTCTACGCTAAATGGCAGCCTCCACTGGACTATGACAAAACAGTAGCCAACATTAAAGCCGTTAAAGCGTTAAAAGAGAAGCACCGCAAAACTAAGCCTGTTACGTACCTGCATGTGATTACTGTTCCTGAACTCGTCAACAACTTTCAAAGTTACACTGTGCTGAAAGACGTGGATCAAGCGGTGCTGGTGCCCTATGACACTTTTCACGGTGACGTGCCTGACCTTGCGGGTGACCAAACCAAATATTTAGGTGCACCATCAAAGAGGACTCCTTGCATGCGCTTGTGGACTGGACTTAACGTGCACTTCGACGGAACCGTAGTGCCATGTTGCCTAGATTATGATGAAGTGGTGAAGTTGGGCAACGTTGACACGCAATCCTTAGAGGAAATCTGGAATGGTGAACCGTTTAGGCTGATGCGTCTTAAGCACGCGGAGGGCAAATGGAACGAGATTCCGCTGTGCAAGAACTGTAATGTCCATCAGCAATTCGGTAAGGAATGGCGGGACTACTGGAACTCAAAGAACCCATAGTTTCTTAGGTTCCACATTTAGTTTTATATAATGGGCATCCATCACAAGGATGTAATTCTTCATGAATAGGTGTTAAAGTTTTGGTTTTGCATATAAAACCATGTTCGCTGTAACGCCAACCAATAATTTGTCCTGTGCGAGTTGGAACTAAATTAAATAATCCAAAAGGCGGATTAGTAATAGCGATACAGTTTTTAGCTAAACATTTCCAATGACTGAACTCCTGACTTTGAGATCCTACGCCTTCTTGGTGGTAAACTGCATGAACACAATCAATTTTAACGCTCATTCACTTTTCGCCTCCATAGTTTATTTTGATCGGGAAAACCATTTTTTAATCTTGTCATGATACATAATAACTAACATTATGACAATGCCTACCCAAAGAGAACCATTCACAAGCAAAAATTCAATATCACTCATTTACTTTTCAACCTCTTCCTGACCAAACCATTTAATGAACCACCAGAAGAGTGACGCTATATCCTCATCCATGCTTGAAAGTTGCTGGCTGTAATCGTTGATTTTTTCTTCAGATATTACAAATGGAAAATCTTGTTTTACCTCATCCAGAATGGCGTTAAGTTGCGGTTCACCTACATTTCCATAATCACGATATATCTTTTCACGAATTTGCCTTTTTAATTCGCCTTCACTCATTTATGGAACCCCTCTTTAGCAAGGACTTTGAGGATTTTATCAATATTATCGGCTCTAATTGCCCAGTCGCCCGTTCCAACCTCTTCAGTGTAATACTTGCGCTTATTGAACTCGCTCTCACTCATTCAGTTTCAGCCTCTTTGTTTCCGTACTTCAATTCAACCAGTTTACAGCGTCTATCACGTTCAACACTCCACAATCGTATCAACTGGTTTATTGCCGTGTTGAAGCTGGGGATAGGTGTTTGCTGTCGTCGCCAATCATCCACAAGCCTAACCACATCATCATCAAAACGGACATGTTTCTGAACAGTCATTGGTTAAACTCTCGCATTATCCGTTTTGCCTCTGCCTTAACAGTAGACCGACAGCAATCCCAACCAGTAAAGAACGCATCAACCTCAGTCTTATCCGTGTTTACCTCTAAGCCAACTTGCCGAGCAAAACCGTCCGTTTTAGCAGTCTCCAAAGAACGCTGAATGTACTGTTCTAAAGTCGGCACTATGCCTTGTTTCTCTTCTTCTTGTGTCTGTTGGTCTTCAAGATAACAATGTTCCTCTTTAATTTCATCTGTGAAATATGCTGTATTTAGACGATTTTCGATTTCGTCTACTTGTGTATCTGTTAAGGGCTTATCAAAGTACAGGTTTATTATGTATTCATCACTCATTTAATCACTATCTAATCCCTTTGGTATAAGTGGTATAATAGCTTTTTCATTCCTGAAATTCATAGTTATTCAAGGAAGAACCAAACTTGAAACCTAAAAAAAGATTATCTTACCGTGCCCTACTAAAAACCCTTGAAATCCCCGTTGATGCGCCAACCACAAAAACATGCATGAACTGCGGACAACCAATGCATATGGTAAAAGTAAACAAGCAATTCGCCTACTTCATACACACACAACAGGAACAAGCATTATGCGCCGAAAAAAACCCCACAGGCAACAAACTACCACTGATATGGAGCAACAAAATCTTAATCCGCAAGCAACTGGAAAAATATTACGAGCAAGTCACAGGCATCAAACCCCAAAACGCAAGGTGGCAAAACGATTTAGAGGCAAAACAAAACGAGGTGAAACCAAACGAGCAGACCCCACATTAACCACGCCTACAGTTGCATGACATGCCACTGGTTCGCTTGCATGCCACAGCGCCCAAGCGACCACAACAGGTACTGCCTATACCCCAACGCGATACAGTTGAAAGACGGACACTGCAAATGGTGGAAAGACACACGCACACTAAAACAAAAATTGCGTCGTGAGCACCCGGTGAAATCCTTATGCAAATGAAAATGACCCGGCAACAAGTCAAAGACTACTATTATAATCAGTGGCAGAACATGCCCGGTGCACCGGCAGAGTGGCAGAACAGTTACAGCGAGCAACATCACCCCGGACGCTTAATCGCGGCGGGGCACGTGCCTGACGGCTCAAGCCTCTTGGAAGTGGCATGCGGGATAGGCGTCGATTACCCACTGTACAAATCGAAAAACGTGGATTATTTCGGCGTTGACAGGACACAGAAATACGTTGACGAAGCAACGCGGCGGGGCGTTCCCTGCAAAGTCGCGGATGCGTTGGCTTTGCCGTTTCCAAACCAGAGTTTTGACAGCGTGTACGTTAAGGATTTGCTGGTTCATTTGCCGCCGGGCGACTGGAAAACCGTGTTGTCTGAGATGGCAAGGGTTTGCCGAAGCCGCGTAATCGTTTTGGATCACGCGTTTGAAGATAAAACCCGTTACTTGCTGTGTGAAACTTACAAGGGCAACGGCGGCGACCTGTTCTTTTACAATAACGTGTACAGCATAGAGGAAATTGAAGTGTTTATGTCTGATTTAGGCTTCTGCATGGTGCAGTACCCGACGGG